TAGCTGGCCCAGTATCGCCAACATCCCCTTTGTCGCCCTTCATTGACAGTCCGTCGAACAATACTTCGCCACCTGACTCTGTTATCTTCGCCAGAGTAGCTGCATTTGTGTGGGTATGGAGTCCTGAGTGCGTGTGAGAATCAAGAGCATACGGGTCAGTATGCGCTTCATTTGCGTGGACTTTAGGCTCATGAAGATCGTCACCGGCAAGGTCCTTGTGTGGTGTTCCTGCACTCATTTTATTCTCCTTTTATGTATATGTACTAATCTGCGAACCGATAGAATATTCACCGCAGTATGTCCTAAAGTAGGCATTCGATACCCATGTCAAAAACGGCGTCATGCAAAGCTGATAGCCAGAAGCGGCATATCGTACAGTTCCTTGTCCGTCTGTCTGAGGGGACCCCATCGTACAAGACCCGCTTGAAATGACGGCAAGCGTTGACCGATCAAGAATCTTCCATGTAACCGGCAATTTCCCCGGGATAACATTCTGCAATATCTGGTAATTCCCTCCCCAGGTGGGCAGAACATGAACGTAACTCCCCCAGATAGGCTTTCTCTCCCAGATAATCTGATACGATCCGCTTATCTTCTTCCACAACCGGAAGCAGTCGCTTCGGTATGCACCGTTCTGCTTTATATGCGGCTCGATCACTCCGATATATGAACCTGAAACCTTAACGTGAGTCTCTCTCGCACCCATTATACTGTCTCGAAGTGGATTGTACCGTTAGGGTTACCATCGCTATTATTCGGGGCGCTTGAGCTTATCACTGTGGTTATTGAAGTGCCTGCCGATCCATCGGCACCGGCTTCCCCATTGGCACCCGCAGGGCCATCGGGGCCATCGGGGCCATCGGGGCCAACAAGGTCAACCCATACTCCCCACGTCCCATCAGGGTTCTTGATCCTGATTTGGGTGCCGTTCCACTCGTAGGTCCCCATGCCCTTAAATATGTTCAGGTATCGCTGAATGTCCATAATGGCATTACGCAATGAGGTCGGGTCGGTGACATTGAGCGGGAGCCTGATTTCGTCTGGCAGTGTCGCACTCATGCGCTGTGAACCCTCTGGCATTCTGCTTTCGACATGAAGTTTTCAGCGATATGCACTTTAACTTCGCCCTGGGACTGGCTAATCGCTCGTAATTCTCTGAATATGCCATCGAGGAGCTTGTTGCTTGTAAGACGGTCCTCTTTTGCACAATCCTCAATTACCGCAATTCGCCGGTTGATCTGTGTCCAGATCACTCCAACGAGCCCAGTGAAAGAAACAAAGACAATGCCGAATACCCACATAACAACGTTTGGATCAATGGTCATGTAATTCTCCTGTTCCTTCCAGCCTGCCCGATGATGCCCCATAATTTTTCAATAACCCATCCAAGCTGGCCGTAGCTGGCCAACCGGACGACAATCGCTCCCCCGCGGACCCTTGGTCTGTCCGTAAACTGCAATCCGTCGCCGGACCATTCCCCGCTGGCTGAATCAGTACCCTTCTGGGCCGATTCTCCGCAGTACCCTGCACGAATAGACCATTCGACCGGGCCGGATCCATACGCCAGTGTGGCCTCAAGTTGCTTCAACTTCCCTTCATGAAGGTCATCCCCGATACGGAATGGTCCGAGATCGACATAGGAGTCAATCGGGTATCCGTCGTCTGTCTCGCACTGGACGGAATAGGTTCTGATATAGCCGTCATTGCCACCAATCACGGCGCCCGAGTACCCCTCAACGTCTGTCTTGAAGTTCATTGCAGAGTACGGCTGATGTCCGACTCTTAACGTGTCCTGCCAGAATGCTCCGCTCCTGATGTCGTATACCCAGTGAGTACCGGGCGTAGCATTTATGAGAACGCACCGTGCGTCCGGGTCATACGCCAGAGTTATCCGGCTGTTGCGCGCATTAATGTGCTTTAATTCCCTTGGGAGCTTGTCACGGCTCAACGCCTCCGGCGAGACCGTCGGCCCTGGGGCCAGCCTAAATATGCCGTCGGTTGACAGGAAGTACACTTCGCCCAGGCTTCCATGGCACCATGCCCGAGGAGAGACTATTCCTATCTCGTAGGAGAGATTATCAATCCTTCCGCCCGCAGCTGGGTCCCCTCGAAGCACCCAAAGGCTGTTGGAGCACCCGAATATCAAATAGTCGTCAGAGAATGGGATGAGGGCCGTCACGGCTTCACCGATATATCCGGCGTCTGTGCTGGATCCTGCCACCGCCCGGCCTGCGTCAAGCGCACTCGGGGAATAGTCCCAGTCGCCAGGGTCCCCGGCCCTTGACATGTACCAGAGATGGTCCTTCGCCATGACTATCCGGTCTCGATAGGTGCATATCTGGTCGCAATTAGCGGGAATCATTCCGGCCGTAGCCGTCATAATGGTTATGGCATTGGTATCTGGATTGTAGGTCTTCACCCCAGGGACGATTCGGAATGAGCAGTTCCCCGCACCGGTATGCCCGATGATTGTTATTGTGCCTCCCGACACCGTATTTATGCCATAAACACCGGCGACTGCCGTACCGCTGACTCCGAAGAGCTCCACAACATGCTTTGCTGCAGATATTCCGTAAGAGGACCAGTCCGAGATGCCTGTTGCGGTCAATGCGAGATTGCTGACTGCACCGGCAGCAGTGGTTATGAGAGGAGCCCCATGGTCGGCGATATAGAGTATCTGAGTCCGCTCTGTGGACAGAAGGGGAACTCCGTCTGTAAGGACGTCAGTCCCTACCTTGGTCAAGGCTCCTATCGTCCGCTCAACCCACAAGTCTCCGCCAGCGGAAGCAACCAGGTGGGTGCGCCGTACCCTCTCATTCAGGCCGTCCGTGTACCCGGTGATCGTCCAGCGGTCGCATAGGCAGATCGAATCAGGGTAAGCGCCGGGAGACTGCATAGCCATCCCCACCCGCTCACCAGCCGGGGCAGATATGGCCTGACTGAGGATGGTAACGCCACGCCACATCACCTTGACTGTATTCCCAGTCACATTGACCTTGAACTCGGCATTGGTGTTGTCGGCTCTAACAGCCACCACCACATCGAGATCATCCAGATCAATAATCTGATTGCCTTCTTCATCCTCAACGTCCTCGTAATAGAGTGTCTGCCCGACATTCGTCAGCACAAAAGGGTAAGAGGTCGTCGATCCATTTACAGTCACATCGAGACGGCCGCCAACGGCACCGGCAGAGTCAAAAGTAAGGACTGCAGTTGCCCCATTTGCGGTTGCGTTCGGAGTGCTCCCCATGCGGAAGAATATCTTGTAGGTCCCCCAGTGGCGACCCTTGAATGGAATGATATTGATTGCGATATTGTAGGGGTTCGTTGTATCAAGCCCTACATCTTCATAGACGCCACCCACCTGGGAGTTATCTTGCTCAAATGTCCCTGATAAGCTCGTCTTTGTAGGCATCATAGACCCGATCCAGACGGCCTCCGTCCAGCGGTTCGCAGCTCCTTCAAACTCGTCGTACCAGTAGGTATCTACCGAGGCGCCCTCGGCGGTGACTCTTGTCACCTGCCCGAGCAGATGGATAGGGCCGCCAAGGTTTTCAGCGAAGGCTCGGTCAAGCCCTCCTCGCTGTCCGCCCCGAGCGGCCCCTTCCAGGGTGCCAAACCCACGGACATTCCGGGCATCCCTCGTTTCGTATGGGGCCTGCTGACGGTAACTGGATCCGCGGTTGACACCGGCCATTGGGAATTGAATGTTGAGTGCTCGATCACCCATTAGGAGATCGTAACCACATCAAAATTACAAGACGCCTTGGACCCGATGTTGACGAACAACACCGTGGTAGATGATGTTCCGTTTGTCTTGGTGAACTGGCACCCGGGAGCGTAACCGGAAGCGCCGTCGGTTGGAACGGTACCACCCCACGCGAACATAAATCCGGCGGGGGTTTCCATGATCCGGCCAGAAGCCGGGAACTCTGCCTCTGCAAGTTGTGCAGGAACGGTATTGCTTGACATTAGAATTCTCCTGGTAGTTTGCCCTGGTAAGTGACCATGTAGCTTGGGCGAGAAGAACCGCCCCCAAATGAATCAGAATTGTCTCCATTGTAGCCAAGGAAGTCCGGCGTCATGGCTTGACGGTCGCGCATTACAGCGGCCTCCAATGCCCTGAAGAATGCGGAAGTCCTCGGTCCTTCGGCGTCGTCCTCCCTGGATTCCGCCATAGCGAGGCATGAATCGAGGATCAACTGGCTGTATTCGGCCCCGCCGATTGGGTAAAGGTTGGTGGCAGAAAGGCGGTCCATTCTGCGGTTATACCGGTAAGTCAGGACCAAATTGGATGAAGGCGTTGGCGCAAAGACAATCTCATGTCGCTGGCCTGTCGTGCCGTCCCCGGCTATCGGCCTGGTTGCGCATATTACCGGATCCCCGGTAATTGAATGCCGGGCGAGGTATGCCCGAATATCAGCTTCCCCCACTCGCTCAACGGTAGCGATTGACCCATTCGTGAATGGGTAGGTGATTCCCCTGCGAAGAGAAGAGAAGTCATCCGGTAGCGTGTAATTCTCGACCCCGGCCACCACCTGAAGACTTGCAGCAGGAGAGAGGAACGACCAGGTATGGACGTCACCGGCCACGGCAGGAGGGTTCAAGAACTGGTGATAGCCAGCCTGCACCATCCGGTCCACCCTGACAAGGTTATCGCCAGTCGGTGCGGATCCATGCCCAAGGAAGATCCCCACCTCTGACACAAGATCGTTGTAGGTGAGGGCGAAGGTCGATTCGGCCATTACTTAGACGCCTCGGCAATCGCAATCGCCTGGGCGAGACCGTTCTCTTTCATCCGGCCGTCCGGCGCCTTGCCGATCACTTCTTTGTACTTGGCCCGGAGTTCCGGTACGGTCAACGTTCCCTCGAGCTCTTCGACCCGATTGAGAATGGCTTTATCCATCTCTTTGGCGGGTTCGCCTTCACTCGCCTCTTCCGCCTGCGGAACATACATTGCGCAGATGGCAGCGACGGCATCAACCGAAAGTGGTTGACCGCCGGAAACCTTGTCTTTGTATCGTTTGGCCGTCACGATTACTGCGGCCACATCTGCCGGAAGGGTAGTCGTGCCAAGCATTCGGCAGGCATCTTCCATTGTTTTCTCGTCAATCGGCATTTTATCCCTTTCATTTATTCGCCTAAAAGGGGGGCCCCAACAAGGGACCCCCCACCAAAGGAGTACCCCTAGTTGGCGGTACAGCCGCTTTCTACGCCTTCCTCCAGGACGGCCTTGATCACAAGGTTCCCGGTGGTGGTGTTGATCGTTACCGCCTCGATGGCGGTGGCCACGCCCTTGCCGGTAACGCCAGAGGCGTTCTTGTCCCGGAAGGTGCCGATCGTGCCTGTGGTGTTGTAGCTGGCGACAAGGAAGTCCCCGGCCGCAACGGTCTCGTCTCCGAGGACGTAGCAGACGGAGCCGGGCTCGTAAATGTCAATCCAGCGGCCACCAGTCTGGGCGGCGTAGGCATTGCAAGTCACCCCGGCAAACTTCTTGAGGGAGGTGGTGGGAACCGCAACGGCGTTCGCTCCGTTTGCGTAATCGTAACAAACAGCAACGCCCAGCTTGAGGGCGGTGGCGCCGGTGAAAAATACTCGACGTTTCTTCTCTCGCCCCTGAGACGAGTAGCGTACATTGTTCTCTGACATATTCTGATCCTTTCGATCAAGGGGTAAAATCCCCCCCGGGGAACACCCCCAGGAGGGCGGAGGGTGTTACTACGCGACGTACAACACTGCATTCCGGCGACGGTCCACGTTCAGGAAGTTGTAGCTGAGGTCGCAATGCACAACGAAGGTGTTGTGCTGGTTCGCTGCAACCTTCGGCTCAGTCTCCCGGAGGTAGTCACCCTTCAGAACAACCGGGTAGAACGTACCGTGGTTGATCATGTAAATCGGGTTGGATGTGTCCGTGTTCAGGATCTCCGTGCCGATGATGGGGTGGCGCTTGAAGGTGAGAGTGCCACCGAACGAAGCCACATCACCACCAAGGTTGTCGTTCTGCTCACGGAGCAGACCTTCCATGGTGAGCAACGTCTCATCGTTGAGGTAGACCCGCATCTTGTCGCCGGTGCCCTGGGTGAAGTCTTCGACCTGGACAGGGCTCTTGAATGCGATCTTCAAGGCGGCCCGGCGCATCTTGGTGATGAGGTCGGCCTGATTCACCGTGGTGTAGACGTCGGTGTAGTTGCGCCACTTGGTGTCTGTGCTGGCGTCAATTCCGGCGCAATCGGAGAAGCCGGTCGGGTTCCCGCCGTTAAAGCCCTGGGTGCCGTTCTTGACGATCCAGTAGGGAATACCCCAGGCGGTCAGCTTGTCAGTGGAGCTGGCGGGTGCGCTCCAGGCGTACTCTTCCATGTCCTCTGCAGTGCTGATCGTCATGTCCATCTTGCGGACCTTCATGATGTCAACGATCTTGGCTGCCCCACCATTCTGCAGGAGCTCACGGCGCTCCCAGGAATAGTTGGTGGTGTACCGGCGCCACGGCACTTCGATCTGGGCCAGAACATCGGCGATGTTCACGGCGTCAGCTTCGTGGAGACCGACCATTTTCCCGGCCCGACTCAGCTTGTTCATGAGGGTGCGCTGAATCCCCATGCCGCTGTCGATGACCATTTTGTCCTTCTTCAGCCACCGGCCCATGACCTCGTAATCGCGGAGGTTCTGAGCAATCTGCTGGAACCTGCTTCTTCCCAGCTCCTTCTGAGTTGCCTTAGCAAGGTCAAGGATTTGACTATCAGTAAGCATAATTTACTCCCTTCTTTGTGGTATCAATCGTCATCGTCGCCGTCACTGCCCGAGCCGATCCCCCACGCAGATAGCATTCTGGCAACAACACCCTTGGCTTTAGCCTCTGGCGTGTCCCCCGCTGCACTCTTACGTTGAGTTGGCTTGGTAATTGCGGCACTCGACCGCTTCTTGACTGACGATGCAATCTTCCCACGTTCAGTTGAAATCATCTTTTCACCAAAGACGGAACGCATAGCCTTTTCAAATAAGACTTTCTCTGCGGGAACATCCCGCTTCACGGACCTATATCCGGCAACGAGTGCGTCCATCTCTTCCAATACTGCCAGGCGATTCTTGAAGCTGTCCTTTCCCTTGTCCATTGACAGGGTTGAGCCTTCCCCGAACAGTTCGGGAAGATCCTCCACCATGCCGTCGAACATGGAATCTACTCGCTTCCACGCCTCTTCTGAGCTCTGGCGGGTGAGTTGGGCCTCGAGCTCTTCGATTCTCTTGTTCTGCGTTTCAAGTGCAGTCACAAGTTCCTCGTCAAACTCGTCAGGGTTAAGAACAGGTTTCCCTGCCTTGCCCTTACCCTCTTCTCCGTCAGTGCTTTCCCCGCCTTCTGCTTCCTTCTTGCCAAGCAACTTCAGCAAGGTATCCGGTTTAAGGGCCTTCGCCTCTTCTTCGGATATGCCGAGCTCCTTCGCTTTCAGAAGCAAGTCCTTGTCAATCCCAGCGTCATGATCGCCTTCGTTGTCGGACTCCTCTTTCTCTTTGGGTTCTTCGGCTTCCTCGTCCCCTTCGTCGCTTTCTTCCCCGGAACTTAACGGAGTTTCCTCATCGTCGTCTTCTTCGGGGTCATATTCACGCTCTACCTGGGGATTGTCAGATCCGTCCATACCCGCAACTTCATCTTTTACTTCTGGTTCTTCTACTGCTACTGCTGCACCCACGGCATTCTCCTTTGGTTTTAATCTCCATAACCGCCATCGCGGTCGTGCATTCCAATAGCGGCGAGCTTTCTCTTCCGGTCACTCCGGCTGTAGAAAACCATATCGCCGTCTTTGTTGAAGGCTCCCTCGGGGCTTACCCCGCTGGCGGCAAGTTGCGCCTCAGCCTCCTTAATCTGGCTGGGATGTACTCCGGCCGCTGTACTTACCATCGGCTTCTCCCAGCACTTGAGCTTTTTGTACCTGTAGTCCTTGAAGTCGAGGCCAGCACTCTTGACCGCACGGCCACCACACTTGCATTTGACTTCCTTCTTCCGGCCGTTGACGGTGAACACCATCTCCACAATCCGGGCGCACTTCGTGCACTCATAGCTGTACGTTGGCATTACCGGGGGCTCCTTGACATTGCCGACATCTCAGAATCCTGGGACCCTATCCCAAGAAGAGTCTTGACCATGGTGGCGTCATTGCCTGCCCGGGTAGCACCAGGGCGATTGATTCGTTCGTTTATGTTATGCTTGAATGCAGGGGCACCGTCTCGCCGTGGAATAGTCGGCTGCGCAGGGCCACTCTGTTGGTTCTGGAACTTGATAATCCGGGTCAATTCAGGGAGGTTCTTGTAGTCAGCAATCAACTTGCTCAACTCTTCGAGGTCTATAACTGCACCCTGTTGCTCCATCAGCGGGAGAAGGGGCATGTATACCTGGTTGATTACCTCCATCACACTGTTGAACTTGCCATTTGGGGTCTGCACCTGCAGCGAATACGGCTCAATCGATATGTTGTAGTCCATGAACTCGGCCGGCATCTCCGAGGGGATGAAGGCCGTTTCAATCTCGATCCCCAGACCCTCAACTTCTTTGGTAATGGGGATCTCTACAATCGGATCATCCCATAGATACTTTGCCAGCTTGCGGATATTGGCCGTTGCAAACTTAACCGTCTGGGCCTGCATATCCTGGAACCGCTTGGAAGCGGAGTCGCCCATCATCTCGTCCTGCTTGGCCGTGTCAGATGCGGGAGAGAGGCCCCCGATAATGTCCAGATTCCCCGCCTGCCAGTTAAACAGGTCCTTGAGTGCGATCGAGAATGCCATTGAAGCCTGGTCTATTCCGCCCATCTTGAACTCTGCCACGGAGGAGGGGTCGTCCATGCGGATCATTTCCCCATCGTTGGCATCCCGGACCCGGGAAGCGTCTGCCTCCCGCCCGGCCTTGTATCCGGTTACGGTCTTCTGCCGGTCTGCCTGGCGTCCCAACTTACGGAATACCCTGTTGCTCAAATCGTGTATGTCAGTCCACTGGGCAACCGGGGCCAGGGGCATGATGTTGTTAGGAACGACGTTGAACCCTAACAGCTCATAAGGCCCACGCTCAGAACCCTCCCACTCCTTGACATCGAGGATGCTGTCTCCTTCGACCGGCAGGGTGACGATTAGGTTTTCCTGCGGTAGCCATATCTCCCAGAGGTCCACATACTCATGGTAGTCTCCGTCCATGCTATCCATCTTGCCGCCAACACCCGAAGCGCTGTCGCTCCGGTCAGCACTCCCAATGTCCTTGCGGCCCCCCTTGATCGAATCGATCTGTTTGGGGTAGAGCTCCTTGGCCATCTCGAGCGGGATCCTGAACTTGTTCCCGGCATAAGAGACTTCCTCGTAATGCCGGGCTTCCGTATCATGAACCCAGTCGTCAAGGTCAACGGCGTCGCTAAACTCCTGCGCAACTGAATGCACAAGGCCCTCGATCATCACCTCTGCAGAATTGGCCAGGGCTGTCTTCATGATCCCCATGCAGAACAGGGCATCGATCACGCACCGACGCAGAGTTGTGGCGAAGTCCATCTGTTCGAGGCGGTAGTTGAGTCCCTTTGACATTGCATCTGCGTAGGGCTTTACCTCGTTGAACTGGGTGGCACAAAGTACCCTTGGATTTTGAGATACAAGCTGGTAAGAGTAGATTGATACGGCCATTTCAAGCAGGTTGATGGGAACCTTGTCCTCGGCTCCGTCGTTGCTGTAATGGCTGCCGACGTATTGACGTATGGCATTCAGGCGATTCTCCCTGAATACTGACAGTCCTTGCCGGCTCTTTCGGATAGCGTCGCACAAGCGCTTAGCCTGCTTGCTATCGTTCGGATTCACCATGCGCTCCTACTCCTTCTTGACCGCTCGAACGACTCCCGACGAGCAGCGAAACAATGCTTTTCGTTTGCGACCACAACCGATTCCGCTCTGGCCTGTTCTCCGCACCCCATGCAAGCCAGGGCATCAGCAATGACCCGGTCTCCGTGGTTGTCCTTCGCACCGCTGGGGTCAGCACTCATCTGGCTCCCTTGGTGCGCTATGCCTCCTCCGGGGAGGTAGACATACGCCTCGCACTCCTCTATGGCCGCCAGGTGGCGATTGACAAATGCCCTTGAGGCAAGTGCCCGACGGTATCCACCGAGCAGAGATAGCTTATTTTCCTTTGTGGACGCCCAACCTGGAGTATCAGTTTCTTTTCGGGACAGAGAGTTCTCGTTTCGCCGATAGTAAACGTGCCGGTATCCGATCTCTTTAACGGTGTTCCCGAAGATCCGGCCCGGTCCGTTGTTTTCCCAGATGAGGTATCCTTGCCCGCACTCCCCCTTGAACCATCGGGCAATAGCGACGGCGAGAAAAGCAAGTCGGTGGGGCATGATGTGCGAGTTGGAATACTCAGCAACCTTACGTCCGGTAGTGGCATCGGCAACACTGATGACTGAGTTGCTGGCTCCGGTTCCTGTGGCGACGTCGCAACCGATGGAGTAGTTGGTGTCTGTTGGTGGGTTACCGCCAATGAGGTCACACCAGAGTCGCATGTCGCCCTTGGAGTCGCTACTGAAACCGATGAACTCGCCTCGCTCTGAGCAATAGGCGATCTCTCCCTGGTACGCCGGTATGCAAACATCCTCTTTTTTGATTCGGTCAAGGATTCCCTGATCGAAGAATTGCGACCCCGACGCCAAGTAGTCAATGTCGAGTTCTTGAGCGATTTCAAGGGCCGACGCACGACGTTTACACTCTTTGTCATACCATGGGCTATGCGGCTTCCCATCCTCGTCATAATAGAGGCCCTTGGCCTTGAGGGGGTGGACTGTCCAATGAAGACGGAGTATTCGGAGTCCCCGGTCCTGTCGCTCCCGAATAGTATAGAATGCGTTACCGGTACCGTTTGGGGTGGAGTTGAATATCCTGCAATTAGTAGCGTCTCCGGTTGAAGCCAGAACGCGGTCTCCGTTTTCAACGAAGGCGAACTCATCGAGGAGGATGGCCGTCCGTCTGTCGCCGCGAGCAACATCTCCGGTGGTTGATTCCCCATCGATAACGGATTCGTTGTCAGGGTTGAGAAGATGGAGCTTTGCCCGGTATGGGTTATCTTTACTTCCGTCGCATCCTGTTGGCCTGAGCCAGCCGGGCAGGTTCTTGTGAATGAAGTCGAACTTCCAGAAGAGAGACTTGGGGTCTCCGTACTTATCAACGTAATCTTCTTTTCTGGATACGCAGAGGAAGGACTGCCGCGGTCGGAAGTGCCACCTCCATTCGATAGGGAGGAGGGACATCCAGCTTGCTCCCATGTCTCGGGACTTCTCGGTAAGAATGTCTTCTCCGCAACCTCCGTCCGGCTGGGGATTATCGATGCTCTCATCGATTTGAAGCAGTGAATAATCCTGGAAGAGATAGGTAATGAAGGGGAGGGCACTTGGATTTCTTCGTGGATCGAAAGTCCAACAAAAAGTATTAACATAAAAGAGGAAATCCCTAGCGCACATCGC